GTGTAGAAATTAACGGTGTCACTTACAAGATAGATGGTGAGTCATTAGCATTTATGTGTGATTTAGTTGACGCTCACGTACATCATTACAATGACGGCAGTTGGGAAATTGTAGAAATTTTAGGCAAACATAAGAAGGACGAATAATGTTAGAACAATTAAAAAGGTGGTTAATAGATGTTTCACACGAAATTTGTGGAGAAACTACAAAGACTGCTGGAACAATTTGTGATAAGACAAAGAAAGCAAATGCTGACTTTGTTAAAGCAATAATGGATAGTATCTAATGGCAGACGTAGTAACCTCACAAGTAATTACAGATACATCTGGAGTAAAGTATGTAGCTAAGTTTACAAACTTTTCAGATGGTACTGGAGAAACTTTGGTAACCAAAGTTGACGCTTCAGGTACAACTTTTATGACAGAAGATGGCAATAGAACAATTGCCAGATTATATTACTCGATTAACTCCGCTAATAATAAGAGTGGTGTAGAGATAGTTTGGGCAGGCGCTACAAACTCAACAGCATTGTTTTTAAGTGGAAACGGCGTTATAGATTTAAGAACGGATGGAAATTCGATTCCTAACAACGCAACAACACCTTCGGGAGATGTGTTGTTTTCTACCAAAAACTTTGCTGTAGGTGATAACTATACAATAATCGTTGAATTTAGATAATAAATCTTATAAATAGTATAAAGAGAGAGATTTATGAAACTTATATCCGAAGAGATAGAAAACGCTCAATGTTTAGTTGAGCAAAAGAACGGTCAAAAAGAATATAAGATTAAGGGAATTTTCCTACAATCAGATATTAAGAACCGTAATGGTAGAGTCTATCCATTAGACATACTACAAAGAGAAGTTTCAAGATACAATAGAGAATTTATCAATAAGAATCGTGCATTTGGTGAGTTAGGACATCCTGACGGACCAGTTGTGAACCTTGAAAGAGTTTCACATATGGTTAAAAAATTATATCCAGATGGCAAAAACTTTATTGGTGAGGCTAAGGTTATGAATACTCCGTATGGTAAGATTGTCAAAGGTCTTATTGACGAAGGCGCTCAATTGGGTGTTTCTTCAAGGGGTATGGGTACTTTAGAAAATAAAGGCGGTGCGAACTATGTAAAATCCGATTTTTACCTGGCGACCGCTGCTGACATTGTTGCCGATCCATCTGCTCCAGACGCTTTCGTAGAAGGTATTATGGAAGGAAAAGAGTGGATATGGGACAACGGTGCATTACGTGAATCAGAAGTTAATAGTTGGAAGAGACTTATAGAAGGCGAACATAGAACAAGACTTGCAGAAACTAAAGCAAATGCGTTCAAAAAGTTGCTTGAAAATCTATAATTTTATAAATATCTATTAACGAAAGTAAAATAATTATTTTAACAAAAAAGGGAGAATTCTCAATGGCCGATACAGACGATAAAAAAGTAGAAGTCAAAAAAGAGCAAGAAGGCGAGAAATCAACTGACCAAGCTAAGAAAGCAGCAGCACCAATTAAGGCGCCTGCCGTTAAAACTGAAGCTAATGCAGTTAATCCTCAAGCGAGTGCTCCAAAAAGGAATGCAGTTGCGGCTGAACCGACACATCTGAAAAATGATGCTGAAGATTTAGGTCCTGCAGTTGTAAAACCTTTGGGACAACCAAATCCTGACGCTACTAAAAAATCAAAACAAGCACAAGATCAAGTGAATGCTAAGGCTATTGCTGGCGACGCTAGTGGTAAATCCGATACAGACGGAAAAGTTACCAAAGTTAGTCATCCTGGTCAAGCAAAAACGGTTGAGAGTGCGGAAGTTGATGGCGATAAAGAAATTTCCGAAGGCGAAATGCCAGCTGGTCTAAAAAAATTCATTGATAAAAAAGATGGAGATAAAAAAGACGAGAAGGCTGAAACTAAAAAAGAGGACGCTACAGACGAGGTAGAAAAATCTAACCACGATAAACTTAAAGACGCTATGAAAAAAGAGGCGAAAGAACACGTGGACGCTTTGCTTTCAGGAGAAGATTCTTTATCCGAGGAATTTAAAGACAAAGCTGTAACCGTTTTCGAAGCTGCTTATACATCAAAAGTAAAAGCAATAGCAGAAGAAATGGAAGCAGATTATAAAGAAAGACTTGAGTCAGAAACTAATGAAATCAAAAAGGGTCTTGTAGAAAAAGTCGATTCGTATCTCAACTATGTTGTAGAAGAATGGATGAAAGAAAACAAGATTGCTATTGAAAAAGGTATCAAAGGCGAAATCGCTGAAGACTTTATTGGTGGACTGAAAAAACTATTTACAGACCATTACATAGATGTTCCAGACGAAAAATATGATGTACTTGAAGACCAATCAAATAGAATTGATGAGTTAGAGAAAAAACTCAACGAAGAAATTGACAAGAATGTTGAACTTAATAAAGAGAGTGGTAGTTTAATGGCAGATAAGATTCGTAAAGAAGAATCTGCTGACTTAGCTGACACAGCCAAAGAAAAGTTTAACAAACTTTCAGAAGAAATTGAATACACAAATGCTGAAGACTTTAGAAAGAAAGTTAAGACCGTAAAAGAGTCTTACTTTGGACAAAAGAAAGAAGCAGGTGAACTAGATGATGTAGCGGCAACTGACGGAACGGTTAACCCCGATCTGTCTAATGCAATGGCTGCTTATACGGCCGCTATTAGTAAAACAAAAGACATCAAAATTGGTGTTAATTAATATAAAGAGGGAGAGATAAAAATGTTTTTATCAGAAACTTACGAAAAGAAATGGCAGCCTGTTTTGGAGCATCCAGATCTTCCAAAGATTGAAGATACTTACAAACGTGCCGTGACTGCAACTATCCTAGAAAACCAGGAAAGAGCTGCAAAGGAAGACAACGCCTTTTTATCAGAAGCTGCACCTACTAACGCTACTGGCGCTAGTATTGCAAATTGGGACCCAATTCTAATCTCATTGGTTAGAAGAGCTATGCCTAATTTAATTGCTTATGATATTGCTGGTGTCCAACCTATGACAGGTCCAACTGGATTGATATTTGCAATGAGAAGCAGATACGCTACACAAGCAGGAACTGAGGCTATGTTTGACGAAGCCGATACAGATTTCTCTGGTAGAAATGCTGCTGGTTCATCTGTTGATGGTTATTCTTCAACAGCACACTCTGGATCAAATCCAAGTGTTTTAAATGACGCTTCACCAGGAACATACACTGCTGGTACTGCAATGACTACAGCTGCGGCTGAAGCTCTTGGAGACGCTAGTGGAAATGCTTTTGCTGAAATGGCTTTCTCAATAGAGAAATCTACGGTGACTGCCAAGTCAAGAGCTCTTAAAGCGGAATATACTATGGAACTTGCTCAAGATTTAAAAGCAATCCACGGTTTAGACGCTGAAACAGAACTAGCTAACATCTTATCAAGTGAAATACTTGCTGAGATCAATAGAGAAGTAGTTAGAACTATTTACATTAACTCCGAAAAAGGAGCAGGTGTTAATACTACAACTGCAGGTATCTTTGATTTAGATACTGACTCTAACGGTAGATGGTCTGTTGAAAGATTCAAAGGTTTAATGTTCCAAGTTGAACGTGAAGCTAATGTAATCGCTCAAAGAACAAGACGTGGTAGAGGTAATATAATTGTTTGTTCATCTGACGTTGCTTCGGCACTTCAAATGGCAGGCGTATTAGATTATGCTCCAGCACTTAACAACAACCTATCAGTTGATGACACAGGCAATACTTTTGCAGGTGTTTTAAATGGCAAATATAAAGTATACATTGATCCATATTCAGCGAACAATGCTGCTAAGCAGTATTTCGTTGTAGGATACAAAGGTACTTCACCATATGACGCAGGAATATTTTACTGCCCATATGTGCCTTTACAAATGGTAAGAGCAGTTGGACAGGACACTTTCCAACCGAAAATCGGTTTCAAAACTAGATACGGCTTACAAGCAAATCCTTTTGCTGAAGCTGGAACTGGTGACGCAGCTGTTATTAACGGTTCAGGTTCTGCTAACGCTAACAGATACTACAGAAAAGTACAAGTTGCTAATCTTATGTAATCTGTTGTTATACAGGCTTACATCATAAAATTAAAAAGGGGGCTTTCGGGTCCCCTTTTTTTTAGCCTTTTTTGCTTATAAATATCCATATGACAACCATAAACACACTAGCAAGACAACCCACAAAATTGGACTATGCAAGTCCAACACAATTCAAATTTAGTATTCTTAAATTACCTAAAGTTGAATATTTTTGTACAGCAGTTAATATACCTGGTATCAGTTTGAGCGAATCAGCACAGGTAACTCCATTGAAAGATATACCAATACCTGGTGATAAATTGAAATATGAAAGTTTAAGTATGACATTTTTAGTTGATGAATACCTTGAAAACTATAGAGAGTTGCACGGTTGGTTAACTGGTTTAGGATTTCCTAAAGACCACGGAGAATTTAGAACATTATTAGGTGCAGGACAAGATAGATTTCCAACTTCAAGTGATTCGAATCCACTTGCTGACGCAGGTAAGGTTACAAATCCACCACCAAATGTTGGTGCAATATATTCGGATGCTACTTTATCAGTATTGTCTGCTAAAAATAACTCTATAATAGAGGTTAGATTTAGTGATGTTTGGCCTTTAAGTTTGTCTGGTTTGAGTTATGACCAAGGTGCAACTGACGTTAATTACCTTGACGCAACGGTAGAATTTCAATATAAAATTTATGAATTTGCAACAACTGGTGCTTCAAAACCTACTACAACTACCTCGTAATAACCTTTACATTTAAAAGGTTTTGTGATATAATGGGATATTATGACATTGGAAGAATTACAAATTTTAGCTGACAAAGATTTAAAACTAAATGATACAGAATTAGATTTAGAATCTTTAAAAACACCACAACTACACAACAAATATCTTAAAGAACTAACAAAGTTTAAACTCTTATTAGCTAAGGCTGATTCGGAGTATAAAATTTTAAGACGTAATAAATGGGAGTATTACACAGGCAAGGCCAACCCACAGGTCTATGTTGATAAACCATTTGATTTAAAAATTTTAAAAACTGATATTGACAAGTATCTTGAAGCAGACGAAGACTTGATACAATCTTTACTAAAAGTTAGATACCTAGAATCAGTTGTAGAATTTTTAGATCGCACATTGAGGCAAATTACCAATAGAACGTTCACAATTAAGAACGCAATTGATTGGCGTAAATTTACCTCTGGCGCTGTCTAATGCCTGTTGTCCGATATTTAATCATATCCAAAAAGAACGAAGTTTACCTTACAATAGAGGCAGACGCCGACATAAGAAGAGAACTTGGAGAATTTTTTACCTTTGAGGTACCAGGTTTCAAATTTATGCCACAATTCCGTAGCAGAGTATGGGACGGAAAAATCAGATTATTTTCATATGCAACTGGACAGATATACGCTGGTCTTTACCCTTACATATTAGAGTGGTGTAAAGATAATAAGGTGGAAGTTGTAGATGGTTCCAAAATTAAAGATACAGAATTAGATTTAAAGAAGATTGATGGTTTTATAGAGGCATTAAAAATCCCTATGAAGATTAGAGACTATCAAAAACAAGCCTTTATATGGTCATTGAAGAAAAGTCGGTGCCTATTATTATCTCCAACTGCTAGTGGTAAGTCTGTTATTGCTTACTTGTTGGTGAGATTTAATCTTTTAAGAATACAAGAAAAAACTAATAACAAAGTATTAATTATAGTACCAACCACATCACTAGTAGAACAATTATACAAAGATTTCAAAGACTATGGTTACAATAGTTTAAAAAATGTTCACAGAATTTATAGTGGTTATGGAAAAGAAACAGATAAGAGAGTAGTTATATCTACTTGGCAGTCTGTTTATAATCTACCAAAGAAATGGTTTAAACAATTTGGTATGGTTATAGGTGATGAGGCACATCTATTCAAAGCAATCTCTTTAACAAAGATATTAACTAAACTAGAAGATTGTAAATACAGAATTGGTATGACAGGTACCCTTGATGGTACCAAGACACATAAGTTAGTGTTAGAAGGATTGTTTGGTGCTGTTGAGAAGGTAACTACAACAACACAATTACAAGAAGATAAACATTTGGCAAAATTAAAAATATTTTGCCTGGTTTTGGAACACAGCGAACAAGCACGTCATTTCATTATAAATAAAACGTACCAAGAAGAAATGGATTACTTGGTCTCTAACGAGTCTCGTAATAAATTTGTTCGGAATTTAGCCTTAAAACTAAACGGAAATACTCTTTGTTTGTTTCAGTACGTCGAAAAACACGGCGCTATACTCAAGCAAATGATTGAGGAGAAAGGAATCGGAAAGAAAATTTTTTATGTCTATGGAGGAGTTGAAGCTGATGAAAGGGAACGTATTAGAGAAATTACAGAACAATCTGATAACGCCATTATTATCGCTTCTTATGGCACGTTCTCTACTGGTATTAATATTCGTAATTTACACAATATTATTTTTAGTAGCCCTAGCAAAAGTCGTATAAGGAACTTACAATCAATTGGAAGAGGATTACGGTTGAAAGATGACCGATCCACCGCTACGTTGTATGACATAGCAGATGACCTTTCCTACAAGGGAAAAGAGAACTATACGTTAAGGCATTTTCGTGAACGGATAAATATATACAACGGTGAAGAGTTTAATTACGAAATACATAAGGTAGAATTAAATGGAAAAACAACAACCAACACCACAAGAGATCAAAGTGGTTTGTAAAATCATCAAGTTAATTAACGGTGATGACATTGTTTCCGATATGCCTATCGGTACAGATCAATTGCCTGACAATCAAAACTTGTTGAGGATAATTAAGCCTTTACAGATAAGATATGTACCACAATTAACTCCATATGGTGTGAAAGATTATATAGCTTTAATCAAATGGACAGGTTATTCTAACGACCACGTGGTTACAATTCCAAAAGATAAGATAATGACAATAACTAATGCGACCAAAGAAATGACGCATTCTTATAGAGGATTAGCAAGCGGTTACGATAAGCTTGATATTCCCCAAAGTAAAAAAGATGATAGAAAAAGATTGACAAAAGAAGAAAATGCCAGATTAAATGAAATATTTGATGATGAGGTAGATTTTCCAATGCCTAATTTCGGACCTAAAAGGACTCTCCACTAGGTTTCTCTGGAGGGGGAACACCCCTATTATATACGAGGAGATTAATTTGTCAAGTCTCCTAGCATTGACTTTTTGGCAAAAATATAGTATTATAATATTATGACAATATCAAAGAAAAAGCCTGAACATTATGTAAATAACAAAGAGTTTTTGTTAGCAATGATTCAGTACAAATCAGCAGTAAATTCAGCAATGTGAACCAT